ATGACTGAAGCGAATCGAACAAAGATGCTTGAGCGAGCTTTGATCAAGTACATCGAGATGTATGGGTTTATCGATGAGGCCCGCGTTTGCTTTGAGCTGACTGCCGAGCCGGAACAACGCACCATGAAGCAAGCTTTGTTCGATTTGTTCAGGCGTCGAAACGCCACTTAAAATAAATCATTTCAAACTTCTTTATTCATTGGGAAGGGGCCCTACAGTCTCCATCTGACATCATTGATGGAGCTAAGTTATGGAGCCTGCCCTGCAAAAGCGGCCGAGTGATCTGGTGGACTGGATCACATTGTGGATCGCCGCTTCACCTAACCTTGGCTATTTCGGTCGGCTAGCAACGGGACGCTTGTCCATCTTTGCTTTGAACTCGATGATAGCGCAAAGGTCTCTCAAGGTCAGCTTGCCATAGATCGTCAAAGTTAGCTTGTCCTCGTTCTCGGCCCAGTCCAATTGGCACTCAACGAGAGCAGAATTTGCCCCATCAAAGTTTTCTCGTGCCGCTGCCCGCTTTCGCTCTTGCAGTTGTCTAAATTGATCGAATCCAGTCATCTGCGGTATCCTCACAATTGCTTGACGTAAAAATACCAACATAACACGGCTGAATTCCAGTTTGTGTCAAGCTTTTGAAATCAGCGAAGCGATTGGGAACTAAGAAGGCATGACGTTGTCCCCTCCGCGATGCACGTATCAAAGCGCTCGCATAATGCACCGCAGGATACTACCAGATATGCAGATATGGCGAATATCGGTGTTTTCGAGAGCTACCGGACCGCCGCTCATTCGACAACTACGACGAATACCTCACGCTTTTCGGTGAAGAGCGATCGATCAAAGAGATGAACATGCCCCGCGTGTCGGCTGCGCGCCTGCTGCCGCCATCAATCAATGCACGCTTGAGCACTCGGGCCGCGGCTTGATCCTGGCTGTCTCAGGGAACGGCGTCCTCAGGATGCCATTCTCCGGTGAAGCCGGATCGGATGTAGAACAAACTCGAAACACGATCATCCACAAACGAAAAATCCCCGCCCCTCAATAAGCAGCACAGGGCTGACACTAGTTGCTGCTATTAGGGTCACGCGCCGATGCTGCTGGCAGATTCCAGGCCACTTGTCGGCAGCGTCAGAACCAACTCGAAGTTAGTTAAGCACAGCCCGCATCCTGCGCCCGAACCACGGTGGCCCCAGCCCGCCCTACTGCATCAGGCGTCAACGGATCGCGAAGCACCTCGGCCAACCGCTCGATGGTGCCCGTGTATTCCAGTCCGCCGAAAGCGGCATCACTTGCACCGATCGCGCAACTGGACAGTCCCCCGTAAAATAGCACGCTAAGACATCATTTTGGGAAACACGTACGACTGGCTTGCAGCATATAAAGGTGTCACTGAATGCGCGCGCACCAGCGGTGGCTATCCGCGAACTTATGCCAGCGTTCTGTGGAGATATATCGAATCTACAAAAATTGAGCTATGGTAGTTGCTGCTGTCAACGGTCCAGATCCTAGGGAGGAGATTATGCCAAATGTTATCAACAGAAAATCTTCGAATTTTGATCGACATGAACCACAGGCCAAAAGAAGATTTCGCCGCATCTGGGTTTTTTGGGCAGCTGTGGCATTGCTGTGGGTCATTGCTGCTCAGCAAGTCGCGGTGAAGGCGCTTAGCGGTTAAGCCGCCCCAGTCCAACCCACATATTGAACAATCGTATCCGCACCAACGGATCGACAACTGGCGCATCGGGCACGCTCACGGATCGTAGACAAAGGCAAATCTGCGCCGAACCGCGCAATCGCTTCATCGCGCTTAAGCCACAAACGCCCGCCGCAGCGTGGCGTCTTGCAATAAACAACCAGCGATAGACCTACCTGCAGATCCGCAATGACCATGCCGCCCTCCGGTGAAACCAGAACAGTTGTGGAACAAGAGCGAAGTGGCGTCACCCACAATCGAAAAAGCCCCGCCCCGCAATAAACAGGACAGGGCTGGCATCAGCGGCTGTTATGGGGGACAGCCGCCGATGCTGCTTGCAGCTTACCGACCACCCGACTGCCGCACCAGCACCAACTTGAAGGTTTTTAAGTACACCCCGCGTCATGCCCCCGCACGACGGCTGTCCCTGCCCGTCCCACGGCATCAGGCGTCAACGGATCAGGCAGCGCCTCGGCCAACCGCTCTATCGCACCTGTATATTCAGGGCCGCAAAAGGCCGCGTCACTTGTGCCGATCGCGCAGCTGGTCACGCCAATCAGGTGCAGCATCACTATCTTTGACAGCATCGGAGATGTCCTTTGATCGTTGCAGTGTGTCTTCACGCTGATCGCGTACGCGGTCTTCACCGCCCAGCCGGTAGACCAAGACGACAATAAGCAGGAGAGCAGCGGCGACCGCGACGACGCGCGTCATGCGACCAGACCCTTCATGCAGTAATCGAAGTCGCCACCGCGCCGGATAAGCAGCCCGCGAACAACGCGGCCACCGGCCTTTTTGTACCAGGTGATCGCCTCGCAGCTTTCAGCAATCAGCCCGGCATTCAAACGGCGCACCGCAGTTGATGTGCCAGCCGCCCCAATCCCCACGTTGTACCCGAGATCGGTGAAGGCTGTGTCGCGATAGACTGGCAGCCGGATGCGCAAGGTTTCGGGCGCAAAGTATCGATGCATCTGCCTGCGGTAGCTGATCAGCTCGCGCGCCAGCATCGCCTCGCATTCCGCCTGCGTCCGTACGTCGCCCGCCTTCACGCCCTTGGTTTCACCAAAGCAGATCGTCCAGACCCCCACGATGTCGCGGTAGGCCACCAGTCGCAGCCCCTCCCACTTTGCCACAAACGGGATTGCAACCCGCAGAAACTCGGCCTCAGAGGCCAAGCCTGACGCGGTGGCGCGCTTGGGCACCAAAGGCTTGTCGGCCATTGCCAGCGTGATCCGCGCCGTTTGCCATGCGGCCTGTTCTTCAGACATTGGCGTCACGTCGGGAAGAACGCTGTTTTCATAGACGGCCCCGCCCAGTGACTTGACCAGCATGATCACGCCAAAACTAAAGGCCACAATGAAGAGCGTGCGGCGCACCGGCGCGCTACCCACATCCTGCTTGACGAACCGGCCCACGAATCCGGCGATGAAGAACACCAGGGCGGCCAGCCCGAGCGGGTATGGATCGGCCTCGATGCCCCACACGGCATAGAGCAGTTCCCCACCGATAAAGGCGATAAATCCCAAGATCATGCTCCAGACAGAATAGGTCCGGAACAGCTGCTTCCAGTTGTCGACGAAGTGCATGGTCTCTCCAATGCTTGAAACCCCGCAGGCGGGGCATGAATGTTGAATTTTCGGAGTGGTTGGTGGCGGCCTAGAGCGCGACCTCGAAGGCCTCGGACATCGGAGGCGTGGTCGGGCCATAGACGCCGCAGGCAGAAGGAATGATGACAGGCCAATAGCTGTATGTTCCAGGCGGCAGGTCCGACGGGATCCGCACGCGCGCAGCGAACGAGCTGAAGCCGCTCGACACCGGCGCGCGAACCGCCGGCATGTCGTAGGCGTAGACGGTCAGGTTCTTGTCGTGATCGAAAAACTGGACGCGCACCGTGGTTTCGCAATCGATGCTGCGCCGCACCACGTAGACCACCGTTAGCGTGCCGCCCCGGTGGATCTGCTTTTGTGTGACCAGGCCGATCCCCTTGAAGTCGAGGATGTTGGGCGACAGCTTGTCCGGCAAAGCCGCCAGGCGCGTCTCGACGGCCAGCAATCGCGACGGCACCTCGTGCCACTCAGACCATTTTAGGAAGGCCCCGATAATAGCGGCAAACAGCATCGACACGACGCCACCGATAAGCAAAACCAGCTTCAGCAACTCCTGAACGGAAAACCCCCTACGTTCTTCCGTCATGCGCCACCCGCCTCAATCCCGAATGCCGCATCCACCGCGACAGGATCCAAATCGAGCCACCAGATCAGCAGATCGATGAAGTCGTTGTTCCGGTGAATGTCAGCGGCTGAGGCCCATTCCAGTTTCACGCGCCGCGCGCCCTCGGCCGAGAGGGTTTCGAGAAAGGCGTCCATCACGACCGGCCATTCGCCCTTGGCGGCGCTCAGAACGTCTTCGCCGTCCAGTACGCCCGCCTCGTCCAGCCAAATGCAGAACTCGCGCCGGGTTAACGACGCTGCTGCACGGGCCTGCACCAGCACGGCGGCGGGATCAACAACGGGCGGCACCGCCACCCCATCCACCCAATTCATGCCCGCAAAGGTGTCGTCAGGAACCTCTTGCCAGCCCAAGGCCGCGATGGCGGCCAGCTTTTCCTCGTCGGTTGGGTATTTCCAAACCCCGCCGTCGTCGTGGGATTCATCGGCCAGCCAAATGGGCTGCAACCCGTGGGCAGGTACGGGGATCGAGACAACCGTCACGACCCCGTCAACAATTTGTGCATGTTTCATTTTCGGTACAGCTCCACCCGTGTGTAAACTTCGGTTCCGTAGTTGGCGGCTCGCCCACCAGCACGCGTTGCGTTTGGCTTTTGTTCGATGCGATATGTCTTGCCCGCAACAACCGCAGCCCCGCCACTCGATTGTGAGATGTAAGTGTTGCCCATATAGGCAGACTGCCCCTGAGCCACCACGACACCATCCGTGACGTTGTATAGGCGGGTCGCGTAGATGTCGGTGCCAGGGCAGTTCCATTCGCACCAGCAATCGACTGCGGGCGTAAATTCGTTTGAGGACACTGCGACTGATGCGTTGTGATTTCGCGTGATGGTGTTCAAATCACGGATGTTCCACACATCGACCGTGAGTGTCTGCGCCGCCGTATTTTGCGCCTTCTGATCTTCAATGACAGCCAGGATCGGGGGGTTATAGTCGATGGCCTGCTTTGTGCGCAGAGGGGTCATCAGCGTTTCATTGTTGCCCCCACCCTGCGCGTGTCCCACCGTAGCTAAGTCCGAGCCGAGCATGATCCGCGTCCAAGCTGACCAGGTAACCCCGTTGTCAGTGGAAAAGCGATAATAAACCAGGTTGGCATTCGGAGCAAAAATGATCTGGGAAATCCAGTTGGTGGCGTAGCGCACAGCGATGAACGATCCACCCGTCGTAATGGCGGCCGGTCGATCGGGATCAGTTGCCCCGTAGTTGTAAAAACCGGTCCTTGTCGTCCCGTTCAGCGTGGCGGTTGTGGTCGAGCCTTTCTGCCCCAGCCCGAACGCCCCCACCGGCATCAAAGCATTGGTGGTGTCGTCATGCACCCCGGTTTGCACGAGCTTGAAGCCCAAGCCCCCGCCTGTGATGTAGAGTACCCGCCCATCCTTTCCGCTGATGTTGGGCAGATCGCCCGCAAGCGCAGCCGCCAGCGCTTCGGCGGCCTTTTCCTCGGTGAAGCCACAGACCTCAGCCATGTATTCGACCAGGGGCTGGAAGAACACGATATTGTCCTCAGCACGGTCTTTGAAGGTGGCAGGATCACTGCGCAGCGCGGGCAGCGGGACCACAGGGGGCGTTGGTGCAGCCATTATACGATTCCTTGTACTTCGATTGAGATTTCAGCGTGGTCGGCCCCGACGTAGGTTGTCCGGTAGCCGCGATAGAATCCGTAGTTGATCGCGGCAAATGCGCTGGTTTCGCTTGCGATCCACACAGCTGGTTCGCCGCCGCGCAAACCCCTGAGTATGCGCGTGATCGACGCGAGGCTGGAGCGCGGCACGGTCACGGCAAAATCGGACAACCGCGTGGCCTCGCGTTTTACCGTGTCGAGGTTGCCAAAGTCGTCGGTCTGCACATAGCTGAAGTCGAGACCAGAGAAGCTGATCCCCTCTTGTGGTGTGATCCCCAGCTCCGAGACGTAGCCCAGCACGATCTGTCCGACGGCGACCTGCGATCCGGTTAGCGTGACCACGATGCGCGGCGTGCCCAGGACCGGTAGATCGGTCAGTACAAAGTCCTCGAGCGGACGGTAAGGCTCGACGAAGTAAGCCAGCCAGTCTGTCACAGCGCTTTCGTCGTTCATCTCGACCGTATTGTCATAGATCATGTCAGGCCCCGCATAGACCTGCACCTGCACCGTGTTGGCCGAGATCCCGAAGCCTGCGATGCCGCCGATGAATACGCCCGGCGTGACCTCGAAACTGATCGACCCCGCCTGCACCGCAGGCTGCGATGGCTTTCCATCAAATATCCGCCAGAGGTTCGTGGCCCCGATTATCTGCCAGTAAACAGGATCGGGATTATCAATGAGCGGATCCGCAAGAGCGGCCACCTCAAGGTCCGGATCGTGCCCGATGTTGTCACTCAGCAGCGATCTGTAGACGGTGTGCGTGTCTAGGCTGATCACGTAGTCACCCCGCCCGTAGGTCGTGATGGCAGACCAGACCGCGTGATCATTCTCGACCACGTTTGCAGCTGTCAGCGTCAGATCGGTGACCGGCACCGGCAGGATGATCTTCATGCGTCTGGCTCCAGTGCGGCGCGGCGTTGTAGATTGAAGAGCTGACTGGTCAGCCGCGCGCTGTTCACATCACCCTCGCGGATGGCCCTGACCACTTCGCGCAGCAGGTTGATCATCTCGCCACCCGCGGCCGTCTGGATGTCCTCGATGCTGGCGAGATAACCGCCTGCGGTGCGTGCATAGATTTCATCGGCCTTGGTTTTGAACAGCGCGTTGTTCACGAGGCTTTCACTCAACGCATCCGACGCGGCCGTGATCTCGGCAAAGGCAGGCGACAGCTTGATGAGTGCCGCCACCAGCTCGGTGTCGCCCAAACTGTCCGCCTCATCCACCAGGGCGCGGAATGCTGCACGACTGCGCGGCAAGGTATTGATCCCGAGATCCGACAGTTCCTTGGTCAGCCGCTGCGTGGCCTTGGCCGTGCGTTCCTGGGCGCTGTAGAACTCTTGATAATAGGCGCCGGTGATGGTGCCAAAGTCCTGAAGGCTGCCGAAGAGATCAACAAAACTGCTGGCCGCATCCCCGCCCACCAGCGACAGATCGTAAAGCTGCAACCCCAGTGCATCCATCATCGGATTGACCGCCTTCAGGCTGGTCACGATGCGCTGCAGGGTGTCAAACGACCCCTCGCCCACACGCTTCAACCCCTCGAACTCTTCATTCACATGGCTGATCGTCTCGGTGGTTTCGCGGTTCAGGAACTTGCCAAACAGGCCTGACAGCCCATCGCCGCCCAAGATGTTGGTCGTCGTGGTGATGATCTCATCAAAGCTGCCGACCATCGCATCTGCAAAGACATCCGACAGCCGTTCCATTTCGTCGGCGATGGCTTTCTGGATCTCTTCTTCGGTCTTGCCCTTGGTCGAGATCTTGAACTGGAAGCTGGCGCGATCGATGTTATCCGCATCAAAGCCCAGATAGGTGCCCATCTCCATGATGCTTTTGCCGATGTCCCCAATAGCTTGCTGCAAGGGTGCTGCCACGTCGTCAGCCGCCTCACTGTAGGACGTCCCGACCTTCTTGCTTAAACCCCAAAACCGCTTTGTCTCGATCGTCCGGAACGTCTCGACCAGCGCATCCATGCCATCGACCGTGATCCGCAGGCCTGCATCCAGTTCGGTTACCTTCTTTTTGAAGAACGAGAATACCGCCGCCACCGCCAGCAGCGGTGCAGCTATGGCCCCGATCGCGCCTGCGATGGCCGTGCCGGTGCCGGTTGCAAAAGCGGTGCCCAGTTGCGCACCAATGCTGCCGAACATACCCCCGATGCCACCGCTGAAGAGCGAGCCTATCGAGTTCATGAAGCCGCCCGTAAGTGCGCTGCCAATGCCGCCCAATCCGCCGAGCAGTCCGCCGCCGCCACCTGCTCCACCAAAGATGCCTCCGACCTGCCCCAGTCCAGGCACACCTGCCGCTGCAACCCCCGCGCCACCGCCCGAAAGACCCATCGAGAGCATGATCCGGTTGCGGGCCGCGAGACCAATCATTTGCGAAATCATCTGCTGGAACCCGCCGAGGATCGACCTGGTAAAGCCTTTAAAGTCATTGAAGCCGCGCGAAACAAAATCACCAAAGGCATCAGCGACGCCACCGATCGCATTCACCAGAGGGCGCTGCATTTCTTCGCGCAGCCGCTTGGCTTCCTTCTCGGCCTCGCTCAGTGCTTTGGAAGCCTTCTTGGCACCCTTGGCCGCCTTGCCACCTGCTGCGCCGGTCTCATCCAGAACATCATTCAGATCCTGCCCTGCGTTCGATGTGTTTTTTGCCGCTTCACCCGCTGCCGTGACTGCATCGGTCAACGCACCGACCGACTCCAACGGGGCTGTCACGCCTGCTTTCAGCGCTTCCCCGACCCCGGACGCCATTTCGCCAGTGGCCCGCAGCTCGCCGGACATCTCACGCATAGCGCCCGTTGCTTGCCCTACATCAATGTACTGGGTGTTAAACGCCTCGCTGAAGGCAGCACCGGCCTGCCCTGCAATATCCACCGCAGCCCCGACCTCGACCTTCCAGGCCGACAGGTCCGGCGGGGCAATGGCTGTGCCGCCGAACTTGGTGATGATCGCGTTCAATGGCTCCAGAACACCGCCGATGCCCTTCCCGATCATGCTGATCAGCCCGTTGATTGCCTCCGCCCCGATCCGTTTGAAGGCCGCAGGCAGCGCGTTCCACGCCGTGGTCACCGCCTTGAACGCCCCGACAAAGGCCCCGATGATCCTGTTGTTGGTGTCGAGCGTAAATTCCACGATACCCGCCAGAGCATCGACGGCATCGGCCTTGGTGCGCAGCCAGCCCGCTTCCATCTGGAAGCCTGCTGCGTCAAAGGCGAGAACGATCCGGCTCCAGACCTCGGCCGCCACGTCTTTCAACAGGTTCATGGCCACGCCAAAGCCGCCGACAGAGCCGGACAGGTCCACGAACTTGCCGACCAATACCCCGGCCGCAACCACAACCGCCCCGATACCCGAGGAGATCAGCGCGCCGCGCAATGCCACCAATGCCCCGCTGAGTGAAAACGTCGCCACCTTGGCCAGCACCAGGGCGCCCACGTAGCGCACACCGAACGCCGTGGCCGCAACAGTCGCCACGCCCGCGAAGGCGCTCAGGTTCTGCGTGAAGCCATCGATCATCGCCCGCAGCAAGCCGCCTTCCCTCAGGCTGTCTGTCATCGCCTGGACCAGCGCGCCAAGTGTGGGCACGAGCGCAATCGCCAATTGCTGCCCCGCATATTGCGAGATCAGGCCGAGCCGCCCGATCCGGTCGTTTGCCGTCTCGATTGCGCTGGCGTCAAACTTGCTGACCTCAAGCCCGTAAGCCTTGATATCGGCGCGCGCGTTCCGGATCGCATCACCACCCTGCAGGACCAACAGAGCCATTTCCCGGTTGCGCACACCGAGATCGCGCAGGATCGCCGTGGTCTTACCAGAGGACAGGCCCAGAGCCTTTACCCGGTCAGCAATCACGGCCAGCTTTTCGTCGGCATCGATGCCTTGCAGATCCGACAGCTCCAGCCCCAATGCTTCCAGTGCACGCTTGCCGTTGCCGGACACGCCGACACTGGCCAGCTCGCGGTTCATGGTCTGGATATCGTTTGTCAGCCCCGAAAGGCTCACACCCGCCTCGCCCGCAGACAGTTCCAACGCCCGAAAGCCCCCGATCGAGCTGTCGAGACGCCGCGCCGCCTTGGCGGCTGCATCAATCTGGTTCGCTCCCGCCAGTGCGGCCGTCGCCAACGCCGCCCCGAAGGCCGCCGCTGCACCAGCCACGGCGGCAAACTGCAGCTTCATTTTCTGAAGCGACCTGTCCGCCGCGCCGGCACCTTTTTCGAACTTGGCACTGTCCAGCCCGAGGTTGACGCGCAGCGCGCCGATCACCGATTGCCCCATTATGCTGTCCTTCCTGCCATCGCGATGAAGAACGCACGCACCTGCGCCTGCGCCACTTCATCGGGAACCGCTGATTTGCTGTTTGTTTTGGAATATTTCGGGAGCTTTTTCGGCTCGTGAAAGGCGAAGGCGACAAGGCCTGCCAACTCGAAATTCCGCACCCGTGCCAGTTCATGCTCGCTTTCAATTCTGGCGACCGTTGCGCGCAAGATCATGACAATCTCGCGCGGGGTCAGCCGCCAGAACCGATCGTAATCCTGACCGGCCTCAAGCCAACTGGCCTGAAGCGCGTCAATCAGGTCGAGGCTTTTGACTTGTCGCGGGGCTTGCCCCCCGCCGCCGCGTTTCCCTGGTCGTCTGCCTTGTCCGCCACGGCTTCGGGAAAGGCGGCTTGAGCGGCCTGGGTGATCAAGGCAACTGCGCCCGAAAACCCCACATCCGAAATCAGCTCGCCCGCCTCTTCGACGGAGATTTGATCAGGACCGACACCGGCCCAGAACAGACCGCGCAGCCGCTTGAAGTCCGGCACGTCCTTGTCTTCCATCTCGCGCAATGCACCGACAAAGTTCTCGCCGAACTTATCTTCATAGGCGAGCATCGCATTGACAGAGAACCGCATTTGGAAGGTCGTGCCATCGACCTCGAAAGGGATCGCCCCGCGACGCGCGCTCATGCTGCTGCGCCTTTCGCCCATGTGACATCGCCGGTGGTGCGGATGTCGATGGTCATGTTGATCTCGCTTTCCACATCACTGGTTTCGACCTTTGGTGTGGGAAATCCACGGAAGGTGAACACGTCGCCCGTCGCCTGGTTCGGCGCGGGTTTCAACGTGGTGCGGTAATAGATCGGCTGCGGCTCTGCCTGATCATCGACCTGCTGCTCGTATCCGGCAGCGGTGTAGCCACAAGGCAGCGAGATCACACCGGCATCCTTCAGACCCTTGATGTACTCGCGGAACCCGTTCGGGCTGTCCAGGTTGGTCACATCGCGGTAATCCGTTTCCACCATGGGGATCGCCACGCCCTTGCATTCAGGGATATTTGCCCACGTCGTGCCATCGGTCGACCGTTCGACCTTCGCCCCATAGGCGATGATTTGATTGCTCATAAGAGCCTCCTAGTTGTTGTAAGTGACGATAAAATCCAGCGACACCCGGAAAGGCCTTGAAGCCTCGTTGGTGCCACCCTCGCGACCATCACGCGTGCCCGCGTGAAAGACACCTTGCAGCCCTGCCGATGCGTGGCCGTCGAGGACGGTGCGCACGGCGCGGGAAAGTTCTTTTGCAGACCCGTAGGTCTTGGCAATGCAATCGACCTGAACACGAGCTGTAGACAAGCCGCTCGGGCCCTGCAGCGTGTGGCCTTCGGCATCGCCAATTGTGTAGAGCACCACGCCTGGCCACGGCGTTCCCTGCGGGTGTGATCCGAAGTTTACGTTGCCGTTCGCACGCGCCATCACGGTCACGTCTGCCTTCAGCAGGGTGCGGATCAGTTCTTCCATGACCTATCCTCTCGCGGCCTTTCGCGCTGCACGCTGCAGGCTCTTGTCCAGTTCTGCCCAAAGGTCGCGGCTCAACCGTTCCAGCATCGCGGTGCGATCTTGGTCCCACGCGGGGCGCAACGCAGGCTGCGGCCCATGCCGGTCGTTGCCAAATTCCTGCTGAACGCCAGCTGGATCCGCAGTGCCGACAAAGCCCTCGACCGCCGCGCGGTCGCTCTGGAACATCTTGCGATGCTGCCCCGCCTGCCGTTTTGTCAGCTTGGTCGAGTAGACAAAGGATTTGGCATAATCGCCGGTCTCACCTCGCGGCGCATTGTCGTTCGCCAGGGCAGCCATAGGCATGGCGGCTGATTTCAGCGACCGGCGCAACACACCCTTGCCCGCCGACTTGCTCAGTTGGTCGAGCGCTTTTTCCAGATCCTTGAGCCCGCTCACCTTGAACGACGCGCTCATGGATCAACCCTCTCCGCACCGGCGGTAATTTCCAACCGCCAGCGGATGCCGATTTCCTTGATGCTGTATATCTCGTAATCGACGCCATCATAGACCAGCCGGTCCTTGGGCGTGACAGCGCGCGTCAGTGCCATCGAGGCCACCACAAAGCGTCGGGTCAGCGTCGAGGACACCTGCCCCGCGCGCAGGCGCTCGGCGTCGCTCACATCGACCTTGCCCGCCCAGACCTCAGGACCAGGTTCGCCGAACCCATCCACCTCAGTCAGGCCGTCATCAGTCTTTTCCGATGTGCGGAAGCTTATGCGGCTGTCCAGCTTCAATGCCTGCGCCATCAGCAGACCACCTCAGGACGACGATACCGCACCTGCTTGATCAGCGCGCGAATGGGAAACGAAAGCTCGGCAGGCACAACACCGTCCAAGGCAATGCCAGCGTCCCGCCATTCCTTGACTATCATGATCACCGCCTGCCGGTGTTGCTGGGTGGGTGCGCCGCCCGCATTGGCGGTCACACGCACGGCCTGTGCAGTCCGCAGAGAGGCCGCGAGATCCGCAGGCACCACCAATTGCGGCTCATCATGCGGGCGGAGCAGTTGCGCCCCGCCCGGGCCCGCGCCCTGCCAGACACCAGCCGCATCCTGCCATTCGACTTTGGACACGGAGTTGACCGGCCGCACCGGAAACCACCAGCGCCGCCAACGTCCGACCGGCACATCAAATTCAAAATCAGCCGCCACCATCGGATGCGCGGTTGCAGTATCGACCACGGCGGTCGCCGATGCGATCAGACCGTCGATCAGGTCATCATCATCCGTCTCAATCTCAAGCATGTGGATCGCGCGCTTGAACTCGGCTTTGGTGACCGGCCCTGTGGCCGCCGTGGTCAGTTTTTTCATAGAGAGCAGACCTTACGACTTGGCAGCAGCGTCAGCGCCGCCCTGCACGGGAGGCTCGCCCTTGCCCGCCTTTTTGGCCTTGGCATCGTCCGGCGCGGACGTAGGCGCTGGGGTGTTGGTTTCCGTCGTGTCCGCGACCTTGCCGTCAAGCGCAGCTTCACGGGCCGCCAGTGCAGCCTCACGCGCATCGAGGTCCGCCGCCTTGCTGGCAAACTCAGCTTCGGCATCGGCGATCATCGCCTGCACTTCTGTGGTGTCCATATTCAAGGTCACCGTCGCCAGGTTCTTTTCGGCTTCGGCGTCATAGGGCCGCGCCACGGATTTCAGCTTCGCGGCCTTCACGGGATCAAAGCCCGCGATATCGCCTTTCACGTAAGGGCCATGCGCTTTGAAGAACTTCAGGATTGTTTTGGTCATCGGATTGTCCTTTTCAGATCGGATTGATTGAAGGGCGGACGGGGCACACCCCGTCCGCTCATGTCAGTTTCAGGTCAGGTGGTGTCGCTTAAAGAGACCAGGCCACGCCGGTCAGCTTGGAGATCGCCACGTCATGGCGCGGCGCAAAGTCGTGCTCCTCGATCGCGCGCATCAAGGTCAGATCGTTCTGGTAGGCCGATACGGTGTCGCCGCTGGTGTCGACGTAGGCCGCCTCGGTGGACGAGGAGATCACCAGCTTCATGCTGTCGCCGACCATGCAGTCGTTGAAGTCCGCAAAGAACACTTCGGTCTCGTCGCCGCCGACACCGAGGTTGTCCGGCAGCTGCGATGTGGTCTTGATCGGATAGCCCAGCAGCGTGTTGCTCTGGTCGATAGACGGAAACAGATAGGAGCCGTGGTTCGGTTCGCGCAGGCTGGCCAGAAAGTTACGTGTGGAAGCACGCATGATCCAACCGCAGGAGATCATCGCAACATTTGCATCCTGCACCGTGGACACCATCTTGCGCAGTGCCGCCTCGACCACAGCCGCTGTCTTGGCCACAGCCGATTGCGTTTGCCCGGCCAGCACCCAGCCGCCCAGACCTTTGGGCGTGTCGCCGGTGCCATCGCCGCGCAGGAATGCCAGGTCCTTGCGCAGGCCCATCACGTCCAGCATGTCATCGCGCACCAGCTGCATCACGTTTGTCCCGCTGTGGCGCAGCAGCGCATTGCCAACCGGCACCAAAGTACGCAGGGTTTTGAAGTTCTGGTCCACCTTGTCGAAGGTCGGCTCGCTTTCTTGGGTGACGTGGTTCTCGGCCCCGTAGTTGGCCGTCGCACTGGTGGCTTGACGCGCATTGCGCACTTCACCTGCGGGCATGTCGATGATCCGCGCACCCGAGTTGATGACCGTCACACGCGGACGCAGCAGCTCGATGACCTCGGCGGCCTGCGCCTGCGGAATGGTCACACCGCCTGCGCTGTCGCTGGCGCCAGAGAGGGCCGCCGACATGCCGCTGTGCCCGTCCTTCTCGAGACGTGCGACAGCGCGGTCCTTGTCGCCTTTGCTGTTGGCGAGGGCGTGCACCATGAAAGCGAAGCCGAGACCTTTGTCTTCGGGGTTCTTGGCAACGGCAGGTGTGGTCGCGGGGGCTGGTGGCGTGTCCAGCTCGGACTGCACCGTTGCCGCATTCGCAGCTTCAACCGCTTCGGCGCGCTCAAGTGCTTTGGAAGAGGCCTCAAACGCCAATTGCGCCGCATCAAAGGCCGCGAAGGCCTCGATCATCTCGGGTGCATCGTCGGCAATGTTGCCCTCTTCCAGCTTGGACAGGGCAGATGCACAGTCCTGCATTTTTGCGGCCGCAGCTTTCCGGTCGCGGCGGTGGTCGTTCACGTCTTTCATGTTCCAATTCTCCATGGAAAAAGTGCCGCTCGCGCAGCACAAGGATCCCGCCGCGATGGACAGGTCGATTACACCGATGTGATGTGGTGTCAGGTTGCGGCGCGCGCCTGGGCGGCAGCCGCCAGAGCGGCAAAGGCGCGCGCTTGTGGACGCGGAGCCGGGGCATAGGCCGCCATCACCCGCGCATAGAAGGCATCGCGGGTCTCGAGCTGATCCACCAGCCCGCGTGCGATACCCTGTTCCGGACCAAAGACAGCGCCGCCGTCTTGCGGATCATCCGTGACGGAAAGCTGGGCAGTGAACTGGGCCGGATCGATACCACGCCCTGCAGCCACAGCCGCGTGGAACAGCGCTTCGGTCTCATCCAGCGCCCGGCGCAGTTCGGCCATGCCCGCGTCCGTTGCCGGATCCGGCGCTTTGGCCCGCGCGTGGCTCGAAGAGATCTCGAACCATTGATCGCCCCAATTGTCGGTGTCTTGTGGCGAGGTCGCGGTCAGCCGCACCCCGATCGACCCGACCAGCGCGCCCGGCGTGATGGTGATTTCTGTGGCTTGAGACGCCAGCCAGTAGGCTGCCGACGCCGCCAGAGGATTGACCAGTACATGCACCGGCTTGATCGCAGCTGCTGCGGCAATCGCCTGGGCCGCGCCCTCGATGCCCAAGACCATCCCGCCGGGGCAATCCATATCCAGCACGATGCCGCTGCAGTCGTCGTTGGCAGCCAGCTCGGCCAGCGACTGCTCCAGCCCCTGATAAGTGGTCCAGCCCATGTATTTTTCGAAGAGGAAAAAGTTCGGAGTCAGAAGCCCGCGCACCGGCACCACACCGACGCCCCGTGCCACCGCATAGCGTTCGCCAGGCTCGACGGTGACCATCCCGCCACCACTTGCCGTTTGGCAATCCGCCGGCACATCCATCGCCAGCAGCGCGTCACCACCGTGATGCGACAGCGCCAGCGCGCTCGATTGCAAATAAGCTCCAATGGTGCGGCGCGTCATGGCTTAGTCCTCTTTTTCGGTTTCAGGTTCGCGGGTCATGTTTGCCGCCGGGTTCAGACGGTCATCATCTGGCCCTTCGGTGACCGGCAGGTTTGCAATGCGCTGCGCCGTGTTGGCGGTCATGATCGGCCCGCCCACGGCTTTGGTCAGCGCGTCGTATTTTTCCTTGGTGGTCGGCTGCAGCAACGCGCCGAAGTCGTGGCGGAAGAACAAACCGCTGCGCCGCTCGGCCTCGGTCAGCAGACCCATCGCATATTCCGCTTCGATCAAAGCCGACCAGTGCATCAGGCAGTCCGTCAGATAGTCAATCGCCTGCTGTTCGCCGTTGGCCTTCACCCCGTATTCCAGCATCTGCAGCTTGCTCGGTGGCATCCGGTAGACAGCAGCGATCTGTTCGCGGTCGAACTTGCGGCTGGCCAGCAGTTCCTGGTCCGCCGCCGTCAGATCAAGGCTTTCGATCTTGTCGTTCGCACCGATGATCGGAAAACCTTCGTGCTCCGGATCGGTCAGCGCATTGCGGACCCGACGGCCGTTGCGGCGATAAGCCTCGTCGTCCTCGTAGACATCTTCCATCGTGATCACCGCGCGCATGGTGGCACCCGACGCCGTGCGCGCCGCCGCTTCCTGCCCCGCCAGCGCCAGCCCAAAGCTTTCGCCCGCCACTTCGATCGGGCTGCGTCCTGTCCAGCCATCCTCGGGCATGTAGCGCAGGTTGACCATCGACCGCGACGGCACCCGCCGCCGCACCCCCGCCCCGTCCTCGAAATCGAACACGCGGGTCCGCCCCGCCTTGAACATCGACACATGGTCCGGGTTGATTGCCTCGATCAACTCCAGCTCACCGCCACCATCACGGGGCGCGTAGCCATGGCCACGCCCGCGGATGCAGTAGGAATAAACCAGGGCGTACCGCAGCACCTGCGCGGACACACCGGGCGATGCCTCGACGTTCATCAGATAGGCCGCCGGATGCTCGCGCACGCGATTCTCGCCCCCCATGCCATCGCGCTGCCAAAGTTTCAGCGGCACCTTGCAGTGATCGCCCGCGATGTTGTTGGCGCAGGCAAACACCGTCGCGTGACGCTGTGCGATCAGACCAGTCGCGCGGGGAAGAGTCCGCACACGTGACTGCCCGCCATAGCCGATGTTGAACACCGCAGGGTTCGGGGCGCGCGTGCCGGATGTTTCCGCCGACGCTGCAATGACAGGCTCGACACGCGTCACCCGCTCGGGTTTGCGTCGCGACATCAGTCCGGAAAACATGCTCATACCACTTCAACCTCTCGCGCTTTGCGCTTGCCTTCCTGTGCCTCGGCCCGACCCACCGCCATGATCATGGCGACACCAGCATCGATCCGACCGCTCGATTTCTTCTTGTTCGGCTTCACGTTCTCCGCCGCATCCTCATCGCGGTGGACGTTCCCGACCTGCCAGGCCAGCACTGGATTGCCACCGTGGCGAATGGTGCCCTGCACCACCCGCTCCTCGACCCGCTTCATCGGCTCAGACATCGAGGCATACCCCTGTCGGTGCTCGACCATCGGGAACCGGCGCTGATCCAACCGCTTGGCCAGGTTCTTCATGCCCCACGGGTCATAGGCGACCTCGCGCAGATCGAACTTGGCGCGGATCCATTCCAGTCGCTCGGCGATCTGGTCCTCGTCGATCACGCCGCCCGCATGCACTTCCAGCCAGCCCTGATCGCGCCAGGCGACAAACTCGCGCTTTTCGGACTGCGCGCGTTTGATGAACCCCTTCGGCCCTTCGGGCAGGAAGGTGTAGGCGATGAGATAGATCACCCCGTCGACTGGCACCGCCACCACGATGGCCGTGGTGTCGATCTTGTTCGACAGGTCCAGCCCCACCCACGCAGGCCGCCCGAAGAGTTTGCGGATGTCGATCGGTGCCGCTGCCAAGCCTGCGTCCCAGCTGTCGCGGTCGATCCAGGTCTCTGCCCCTTCGGTCCACAGGTTCAGGTGGAACCGTTTGAAGTTCGGCATCCGCCCCGCGATCATTTGCGCTTTGGTTGCCTTCTCCTGGACAAAGGCCAGAGGCTTGGACACACCCAGATTGGGGTTGCCCATAGCCCAGGCCGTCGGATCCAGCGGATCGCAATCAGGATGCGGCTCGGCGACGTACCCAAAGAACGCATCATCCTGCACTGCGCCGCGCAGAACACTTTCGGCATAGCCGCGTATTTCGCCACAAAGGCTTGCCCGATCATGGCCCGCCGTCGTGATGATCCAGTCAATCGGCTGCGCACGCGCGGCCATACTTTCAACAATCGTCTCTTCCAGTTCGCGATCGGTCCAGCGGTGCATCTCGTCGCGTGCAATGAAGCTCGGGTTGATGCCGTCGCTGCTATCACCGTCACGGCTCAGGCAAGATATGCTGCCATCGAACCGCGGGGTTTCGATCGAGGTTCGCCAGACGTTCATCATCTGGCTGAGAAACGCCGACCGCTTGATCATACGCTTCACTTCCTTGAAGAGCAGTCCCGCCTGGTCCCGTGTCGTGGCCGCGCAGTAGCCCTGTGGTGCAGCCTCGCCGTCGAACAGCTGCGTGTAGATCATCGGCAGCGCCGTCTCTGTGGTCTTGCCGTTCTTCTTTCCGATCTGGTTGTAGCAGGTGGTGAACCGGCGCAGGCCGGTGTCTTTGCGCTTCCAGCCAAAGATCGAACCCATGCGGAACTGCTGCCACGGCTCGAGCGTCAATGGCTTGCCCGCCATCGGCCCGACCGAGTGCTGCAGCAAGCCCCCGAAACGGATCGGGCGCAGCGCCGCGTCCTCATCGAAGAACAGCCCCCGATCCTTGCCCGTTTCCAGATCCATAAGGTGTCGTTCACAGGCCATCCGCACAAGCGTGCCTGCGACGATCTTGCCGCTCAGGACGTCGTCAGCATAGGCCGTGACCGGGTGCTCATCCTTTGCCATTCAAAATGCTCACAACGTCATCGAAGAGATCGCCCTGGCCTCCGGCTCCCAGCCGCTTTTCGTCGACGGGCGACATGCCGAACAGCGCGCCGATCCGCTGCATCTGACCTAGCGCCTCCTGCTGAAGGCCCCACGGTGCTGTCTTCTTTTGCTGCTTCCCGTTGCGGGTCATCGTCTCGTAGTACAGCCCCTCCATCACCAGGCAGTGCGTGGCATGGATGAAGTTCGACACACTCTCACAGTAGCCTGCGAACATATGCACATGGTGCGGCTCGAGCCGGTCCTTTGCCACCAGCTGACCGGCCAGTTCGTCCCAGACCTTGCGGGCGTCTTCACTCATGAAGTCCGGTGCGTCCGGCACATGCTTTTTGGCATCGCCCTTGAAGGGCACAACCGTGCCAGTGTTCGGCTTGCGTCCCTTCATTCAACCATCCTTAATTGGCCCAAAAGGCTTTTACCCTTGGGCTTTTTTCTCCAATTTCGCGTGCACGAAAAGAAATGTTCCCCCGCCGGTCCTATGTCGGACGGCCGAGTTTTCAAGATACCCCCCGGGGTACTAGATGCGTTGACCTTGGGAAGGGGCAAGACTAGCAATGCGCTTGCCAGTTGGACCGATCAAAGAGCAACTTCCGATCGCCTTTGCGGGACGTCATGTGGTCGACATACATTGCTGGCGCGCGCCCCCATCCCTAAAGAAAAACGGCGCTCCCCCATAGGAACGCCGTTTTCTTTTCTTCGGTCAATAGATCAGGCCGCGTTCTGCTCCAGCCCTGCCCCCAACCGCTGTGCAAGCTGCGGCGGCAGCAGGCGTTTGGCCGAGACGCGCAGGCGTTTCATCTCGGGGATGATCCGGTCCGC